CGGCGCTGCCCCCGCCGCTGCCGCCGCCGCCCGAGCCGCCACGGCCACCGCCGCCCGGGCCGCCGCCGCCACCGCCGCTCACGCCACCCTGGCGCGGATCGGACGGCGATTTCGGGGTTTCCTTGACGACCGGCACCTTGAGGACATCGCTGTCGATGCCCCCGCCGCTGTCGCCCATGTCGTAGCGGAGAAGATCGAGGATGTAAGCGGGGATCGTCATCGTGCGAGCGCTCCTTGGTTCTGAAGGTCCGTGATGAGCGTCCCGAGCGTTTGCGCGGTGACGAGTGGCGTTGCCGTGGTCGGGTCGAAGGTCCGGTTTGCCGTGACGTTGGTGAGCGTGTATTTGCCGCCCGGCTGCGCCATCTGCGTCAGCATCGTCTCGAGGGCTTGCTTCAGCTCGTCGGCCCACGCGACGAGCTCGGGCGGCGCGCCGGGCGGAAGCGCCGGCACGTTGATGACAACCTGCGCCATTACTTCCTCCCGTCTTCCTGCGTGATGAACCGGGTGGCGCCCAGGCGCCACCAGTCGCCGACGTTGCTCGAGGTGATGCGGATGGCGACCTGCCGGCCGCGGATCGGGCTGCGCACGAACTTGGTGCCCGGCAGCACCGTGTACGGCCCCCTCGTGAAGACGGGCCCGTTCGGGTACTCCTGCGCCTTGAACGTGATTTGCAGCTGCCCGACGAAGCTCTGGAAGTCGGGGATGAAGCGCTGGATGAGGATGAATTCCTCGCCGTCGCCAATGTCGATGTAGCCGCTCTCGAGGAAGGCCGACATGCCGCTGCCGTCGTCGTCGACGCCGATCTCGTGGAAATAGAGCGAGCCGCTCGAGCTCATGGCGATGGGGTTCGGCAGGAAGCCGCGGTCAAGCCACGCGGTGCGCGGCAGCGCGCCCCAAAACCAGACCTCGTCCTGGTAGTTGTAGGCGATGAAGCGGTCGCACTCGCCGGTGCCGCCGTTCGACGGGTAGAACCAGAGCAGCTCGTTCTCCGAGCTGTTATGCCCGCAGAACACCTTTTCCTGTTGCGCCCGGTTGAGCCCGTTCGCGCCGCTGCCGAAGACGTCGACATGGAGCGAGCTCGAGAGCTTGCGGATCGCGCCGCGCCAGGAGAAGAACCCGGAGGGCCCCCACCAGTAGGACGTGCCGTTGATGTCCATGATCGCGTTGACGGCGATCAGCCCCGACCCGCCGCCCTGCGGCCGGAAGGCGTAGACGTAGGGCAGGTTGACGAACTGCATGAGGTAGGCGAGGTCGTCGGTGAGGACGAGGATGCCGCCCTGCGTGCGCTTGCCGTGGACGATCTTGGTGCCGCCGAGCAGCCGGAAGGACCCGGCCGAATTCGTCGCCGTCGCGGTCCAGCTGCCGGCGCCCGTGTAGTTCTCGACGTCGGACCAGCGCACGAGCAGCGGGTCGAGCGTGCCGCCGCTCTCGGCGCCGAGCGCGATGACGTGCCGCTCGGGCTGGCCGATGATGATGCTCTTCGCCGAGGCCGGCGCATTCGTCACCTTGGCCGCGCGCGTGGTCGTGCCGGTGGAGGCTACCCAGCGGTAGATGCCGCCGTCGCGGACGCAAAGGATCAAGTCCTCGCCGAAATTGTCGGCGGTGACGATGCGCGGCGACTGGCTCTTGATCGTCGTCGAGGCCGCGGTGCCCCAAGTCCGGTTTTCCGGCGAGGGCCCGCCCCAGGTGCCGGCGCCCCAGCCCGGGCCGAAGATCGCGTCCGCCGGGCCGACATTGAGGAAGTAGGTGTAGGCGACCGCGGCGCCGCCGCCGGAGCCGGTGGCGTTCGGGGTCGTCGCCGACGTGACCTTGTAGTTGTTGTTGTCGACGATCGCGGCGACGGTAAAGGTCCCGTTCATCGTGACGTTGTTGAACGTCGTCGCGCCCGACCATGCGACGCTGTCGCCGACGCCGCGCGTGTGGCCGGGGTGGAAGACGTTGACGAGGGTCGAGCCGCTCGCAGTGGTGAACGGGTTGTTCGCCTCGGTGCCGGTGATGTCGACCGGCGTGATGTCGCTCTGCGTGCCGCCCTGGACGATGTACCAGTTCGTGTTGGTAAAGGCGCCGATATTGGTGACGCCGTTGAGCTGTTGCCACGCGATGAGCTGGCGCGTCATGCCGGTGAAAGCGGTGGTGAGCGCCTTCTGCCAGCCCAGCCACTTCTGCGGCAGCCCGTCGCGGAAGCGGACGAGCGAGGCGTCCGACCAGCCGCCCTCGTTGAGCGTTTGCGACTTCTCGCGATTGATGCCGGCGCGGATCGCGAGCTTGGTCATCGGCATAGGGCGACCCCCCATCCGGCGAACGCGCCGAAGTTGATGGCGGCGACGCGCGTCGGCTCGAGCCATGACCAGAGACGGTCGGGCCGCACGCGCCACCAGAAGAACCAGATGCCCGGCTTGACGAGGCCGATCAGCACGAAGAGGCCGCCCCAAGGATCGCGGTCGGCGAGGACGTCGCGCAGCGCCAGCACCGCAGCGGCGAGGAGGAGGCTCGTCACGCCGGAGAGCGCGAGGAAGCCGACGTCCCGCCAGCCGGTCGCGTTCTGGCCTTCGCCGTGCTTCTGGTCGACGTAGAAACCGATCCAGATGGCGAGCCCGACCGCGGCGCCCCAGGCGGGGCCGATCGCCCCGATGGCGCCCGCGAGCGCCATGAAGCCGCCGATCGCGCGCGCGAGGTGCGTCGAGTGCGTCGCCGGGTAGCCGTCGCGGTAGAGGTGGCCCCAGGCGAAGAGGAAGATGCAGAGCGCTCCCGTCATGCGACGCTCCCGAAGACGGAGCCGCCGGTGACGGTGCAGGTAAAGCCGTTCTTGCGCACGGCGAAGCCGGCGTTGCCGCCCGCGTTCGTCGTCGGCGAGCCGAGATTGCCGGCCCCCGACGAGTTACCCGCCGCGCCACGATTGCCGCCATTGCCGCCGGCATTGGGGCCGGAGCCTCCCGGCGCGCCGCCGCCCGAGCCGCCCGCCGTCGCCGTGCCGTTGCCGCCGCTCGCGCCGTTGATGCCGGAGATCGAGCCGGTGCCGCCGACGCCGTTCGCGCCGCCCGGGTTGCCGGCGCCGCCGCCGCCGCCCGAGCCGGCGCTTCCCGTGTCGCCCGGCGCGCCGCCGCCGCCGCCGCCGCCGCCCGCCACGGTGCCGGCGGTGTTGGTGAAGCTGGCGATGTTCCAGCCGAGCGAAATCGCGTCGCCGCCATCGCCGCCGGGCCCGCCCTGCATGCTGCCGCCGCCGCTATCCCAGCCGCCGTTGCCGCCCGCGCCGCCCGCGCCCTCGATGGTGCCGCTGTTGGTGATGCTGATGATCGTGCCCGTCGGCCAGCTCGAGCCGGTCGAGAGAGCGGGCGTGGCGGTGCTTGTCGCGCCAATGGTGCCGGTGACGACGACGTTGATGACCGCCGCGCTGACGCCATCCCACACCGGCGAGGCGTAGGAGGCGTTCGTCGCGTCGGTCTTGATCGTGCGGGAGGTCTGCGCGCCCGAATAGGTGACGGTGACGAACTGCGTCCCGGAGAGGAGCAGGTTGCCGCCCGGGATCATGCGACCGCTCGCGTCTGCGCGATGACGATGTAGTTCGATGCCTGGACGTAGTAGCTGTAGACGTCGACCCCGCCGCTCGACCCGCCGACGGCGCCGTTGGGCCACTTGAAGTTCGCACCCCAATTGGTCGTCTGGCCGTTGGTCGCGATGAAGATGACGCCGCTCTGCCCGGCGACCGCGTTGGTCGGGTTGGCGACGGTGAGCGCGCCGGCGAGCGAGAGCGAGAAGTTGTTCCCCAACGAGAAGTCGGGCGTCCAGGTGCCGCTCGACGACCCGGCAACCGGCGCGCCGACGGTCTGCTTGTTGAAGGTCGCGGTGCCGCTGAAGCTGAGGTTGCCGCTGTACCCGTGCGCGCCCCCGACCGAGCCGCCGAAGGTCGGGCTGGTGAACGTCCCGCCCGTCCAGCCGCCGCCGAGGCTGCCCGACGCGGTCGGATTGCTCAGCGTCTTGTTCGTCAGCGTGTCGGTGGTGGCGCGCCCGACCAGCGTGTCGGGCCCGGCCGGCAGCGTCAGCGTGCCGCCCGAGCCGATGATCGTCGGCGTGGTGAGCGTCACGTTCGAGAAGGCGGTGAGGCCGGTGACGACGTTGGTGCCGTCGCAATAGACCAGCATCTTGCCACCCTGCGGGATGGCAACGCCGGTGCCGGCCGAGGGCTTCACCGTGAGTGAGAAGGAGCCGGAGGTGTTGTTGTAGAAAATCCAGCTCTTCGTCGCCGTCGGCACGATGACGTTGATGTTCGCCGTCAGCGTGCCGGTGAGCTCGATGACCAGATTGCGGGCTTGGTCCGAGCTGCCGTTGGTCGCGGTGAGGGTGACATCGACGCCGCCGCCCACGTTGACCGTGGTGCGGCCGGCGATCGCTTGCTCGAGCAAGGTCCCCAGGTTGGTGTTGGTCTTCTGGCCCCAGGTGCCGCTGTTTTCGCCGTCAGCCTGGAGCTCGAGCCGGAGGCTCGTGCTGTAGGTCGACGGCATCAGGTGATGCGGATGATCGCGGTGGCGGCGGCGAAGGACGGGAAGTTGACCGTGAAGGTGCCCGACGACACCGTCTGGTCAGCGCCGAAGTCGTAGATGAACACCGTCCGGTTCGACGCGCCGTTCGTGTTGTAGGCGGAGCAGCCGCGCGTGGTGAACGTCGCCGACGGCCAGGACACCGAGCCGGAGAAGCCCGAGTAGCCGATGTTGTTGGTCGAGGTCGTGTCGGTGCCGGTGCCGGCATTGGTGCAGGCCGCGCCGCCCGCCGTGTAGCCGCCGCCCGTCGCGAGCTCGTCGGTCGTCGAATAGGTCGTGGTCGTCTTGTCGTAGGTGCCGGTGATGGACGCATTCGCCTTGAACAGCGACAGCTTGAAGGCGTGGCCGCCGCCGTTGGTGAAGTCGTGGCGGGCGAGGAAGAGATCGGCCTTGAACTGCGCGACGAGCGCCGTGGTGAGACCAGCCATAGGCTAGGGACTCCTGGAAAGGTGCGTGGAAGGGGAGAACGGGCGTTAGGGCGCCGCGCGGATCGCCTCGGCGATGTCGCTCCGGCCCGCGTTGTCGGCGGCCGTGGCGGAGATGGCGCGACGCTCGTTGGTCGCGTGCTGGATGTAGTGGGCGACGACGCCCCGGATTTGCGCCTGGAACGCCAGCGCCTGTTGCTTAACGACCTCCGGGACCGCGGCATCCTCCGCGACATGGATGATCCGCTCGACCGCGAGGCCCGCCCAATATTCGGCGGAGAAGCCCTGACCGGGCTGACTGGCGGCAAAACCGACGGGGAGGCTCATTCGGTACTCCAAGGTGAGGTGACGGGGGGCACGGTCGTCCAGCCGTTGCTGACGCTCGTGTTAGTCGCCCAGCCGGACGTCGCGCCCGCGACGGTCGCCCAGCTGCTGCTGGCGCCGGGGACGGTCGCCCAGCTATCGGCGTCCCTCGGCACCGTCACCCAGCTCTGCGGGACGATGACGCCGAGGATGGCCGGGGCGTTGAGGCTGAAGAGGTTGACGAAGGGCAGCGCCAGCGTGCCGAGCTGCGCCGCGCTCGAGAACGCGGGGACGGAAACCGCAACGGCCGGCGTCAGCGTCCCGAGCGACGCCGCGCCCGAGAGCGCGGTGAGCGACTTGGTGACGGCCGGCGTCAGTGTCCCGAGGGACGCCGCGCTCGAGAGCGCTGCGAGGGCGGCGCCGCCGTCAATAACGGTTGCCAGGCTGCCGAGCGCCGCCGTGCCCGAGAGCGCGGTCAGCGGCTTGGCGATTGCCGGGGTCAGCGTCCCGAGCGCCGCCGAGCCCGAGAGCGCGGAGAGCGAGGCGGACGTGGAGAGCGACGTCGTCAGCGTGCCGAGCGCCGCCGAGCCCGAGAGCGCGGCGAGGGAGACGGCAACGGCCGGGGCCAGCGTCCCGAGCGCCGCCGCGCCCGAGAGCGCGGACAGGTTGACGGTAGAGCTGCCCGTAACGGTCGGCGTCAGCGTACCGAACGCCGCCGCGCCCGAGAGCGCGGTCAGCGAGACGGCAACTTCCGGAACCAGCGCCCCGAGCCCCGCCGTGCCGGAAAGCGCCGAGAGCGAGACGGTGACGACTGGCGTCAGCGTCCCGAGTTGCGCCGCGCCAGAAAGCGCGGAGAGGCTGACCGCGACGGCCGGCGTGAGGGTTCCGAGCTGCGCCGCGCCCGAGAGCGCGGAGAGGCTGACCGCGACGGCCGGCGTGAGGGTTCCGAGCTGCGCGGCGCCCGAGAGCGCCGAGAGCGAGACGGCGACGGCCGGGGTCAGCGTGCCG